CACGATCTACCATGAAGGCATTGACGCATGGAAGGCTGTAATCACAGCAGTTAAAGAGGAGTATCCAAAGCCATGAGTTCAATAGCAGTCAACGCAATCACTGATGCGAACGGTGGAAGTACTACAAGCATCAACTCTGTTACGCCTAATGTTAATAACTTAGTAGGTAAGAACTTAATTATTAACGGTGCGATGCAGATTGCACAGCGTGGTACTAGTGTAACAGGCGTTACTAGTGGTGCTTATCGAGCAGTTGATAGATTTAAAATAATGATAGGAACTGCAGGTACTTGGACTATTTCACAAGACACAGATGCTCCTGATGGGTTTGGTAATTCTTTAAAATATAACTGCACCACAGCTACTGCTAGTCCAACTTATGTGTTTCTTGAGCATCGAATGGAAGGACAGATGTTACAACAGTTAGCAAAAGGTACAACATCTGCTAAAAAAGTTACTTTATCTTTTTATGTTAAATGCAGTAAGACAGGTAATTTCCAAGTTAATTTAAGAGACAAAGACAATAGCAGAATAATAGGAAATGTTGTGACAATTAGTAGTGCTAACACTTGGGAAAAGAAAACTATTACTTTTGACGGGGACACTACAGGAACATTAAACAACGATAATGGTGAATCTCTAACATTAGAAATGTTTTTTGACGCTGGTAGTACTTTTAATACTGGAGCTGTTCCTACCTCTTGGCAAACAGAAGCTGCCACAAAACGTGCTGCTGGTGTTACTTTAGCACTTGCAGACTCTACATCTAACTACATCAATATCACAGGAGTACAACTAGAAGCTGGATCATCAGCTACTGAGTTTGAGCATAGACAGTATGGTACTGAGTTGAGTCTGTGTCAGAGATACTACTGGGAGATAACAGGGAACATTTATGGAGGTGATTGGTCAACTGCAGGGATGATAAGTCATCCTTATCCTGTAGAAATGAGAGCAGTTCCTACATTTACTTATGATGTTATTAGAACTCCTTTAGTTGGCAGTGGTTTTGGTTATAGTAGTACTAAACATTTAGGTGTTTATTGTGGTGCTAATCCTTATGTGAGTAATATAAAAGCAACTGCGGAGTTATAAATGTATAAATTATTAGGTATAGATGAACTTACAAACGATACGGTTCAGATGGTTAACCGATTATCTGACAACGCTCACATCCCCTTCGACCCAGCCAACACAGACTACCAAGAATACCTTGAGTGGTTAGCAGCAGGTAACACACCGGAGGCAGCTGAATGAAAGACCCTCGATTAAAGAGAGCAGGTGTATCAGGATTTAACAAACCTAAACGTACACCAAGTCATCCTAAGAAGTCTCACGTTGTTGTGGCTAAAGAGGGTGACAAGATTAAGACCATACGTTTTGGTCAACAAGGTGTGACAGGTGACAGACAATCAACCCCTAGACAAAAGTCATTCAAAGCCAGACACGCTAAGAACATAGCTAAAGGTAAAATGTCAGCAGCTTACTGGGCAGATAAGGAGAAGTGGTAATGGCTAAAGGATTATACGCAAACATAAATAAACGCAAGAAGGCAGGTACTTCTCGTCCTAAATCTAAAAGTACGGTTAGTCCTAAAGCCTACGCAAACATGAAAAAAGGTTTTCCTAAGAATAAAAGGACTGCATAATGGAGGATCATAATAAAGACTTAGGCAGACTAGAAGCTCAAGTAGAATCTTTACAGCGTCAGATGGAAGAACTCCGTATAGATGTTAGAGAAATGTCTCAAGCAGTAACTAAATGGAAAGGTGCTGGTGCTTTGTTATTAATACTAGGTGCTAGTCTAGGTTGGATTATTGATATTCTTGCTAGGAGATTGTAATTAAACGCTTGACTTTACTGGTCATTTGTGGTATATTTTTCCTACAAGGATGTACCGCATTAGGACTAGTTAAAGCTGTAATGCCAGGTAAGTCAGGAACTAGTGTAAACGCCAATGCTCAGGTAGGTAAAGAGAACACACAGCAAGCAGTTGCTAATCAGCAGAACACCAAGATCGAAGGTGAGAATGTTAATGTAAGTCAGAAGGAAACTGACACCAGCATTAACACATCAAAGGTAGACAGTCTAGTTCAGAATAACACTAACGTACCCATGTGGTATTTATTGTTATTGGTTCTAGGTTGGTTACTACCAAGCCCACAAGAAATATGGACAGGCTTTGTCAACTCAATAGAGAGATTAATTCATGGCAAGAAACGTAACAGCCGTAAAAACAAGAACAAACGATAGCGCAAAGGTTGATATGTACACTGTCCCAGCAAAGAACACTGCTGAGATACACATGATTTATATCTTAGCTAGTGCTGGTAACGAAGACGCAGACTTGTATTGGTACGATAGCGCTACAACAACAGAGTACCCACTAGCTCACGCTAAAGCATTACAGTCTACGAACGGTGAGTATTTATTACTAAACGAATTACAGATAGATTTAAAAGAAAACGACATACTAAGAGTAAAGAATAGTGGCACAAGTAGTTCTATAACTTACATGGTTAGTATGAATTTAAAACCAGCACTAGCAACTCAATTTCACTCATAGGAGATAACAATGTACGGAAATAAACCTAAACCTAAGCCAAAGCCAAAGCCTAAAACAAGACCAAAGCCTAAGAAATAATGGCTAAAGGTGTAAAGCATTACTTAAAAGAAGGAAAAACTTGGTCAGGTAACTATCACAAAATGCCTGATGGTAAGTTACATACTAACAAGTCACATACAGCAACCAGTAAACCTTTGTATCATTACGGTGATCTTTCAGCTACTGCGAAGAAGAAAGCTAGAGGATAAGAATGAATTATTTAGAGAGTGTAAACAACGTACTGGTAAGGCTCAGAGAAGCTGAAGTAACTGCTCCGACAGATACTCCATACTCTAAGTTAATCAGTACGTTTGTCAACGATGCTAAAAGATATGTAGAAGATTCTTTTCAGTGGAACGTACTAACTGAAACACTGACGGTTACTACTGCTAATGACTTGTTTAACTATGTTCTTACAAGTTCTGGACAACGCTTTAGAGTCATGGATGTTGTCCATTCTGAAGAAGATTATTTCTTAGAGCCTAAAACTTCTAGTCAAATGAATCAGTTATTGTTAAACGGTACTCCACAAAAAGGAAAGCCTACTTATTATAACTTTAACGGTGTAGATGCTAACGGAGACACTCAAGTAGATTTGTATCCTATTCCTGATGGCATACAGAATATTTATTTTAACCTTTACAAACCACAACCTCAATTAACAGACGCTTCTACAACTATCTTTGTACCTTCTGAGCCTGTAGTTAAATATGCTTATGCTATGGCTGTTGCAGAGCGTGGTGAAGACGGTGGTATAGCAGCACAAGAAGCTACTGCATTAGCAAATTTATCTTTATCAGATCATATTGCTATGGCAGAAAGCAGACAGAACGACCAGTACATCTGGACATCGGTATAATGTCAGGTCAGCTACAGTCTTCTTCGATATCAGCACCGGGTTTTCTTGGAGTTAACACCCAAGAGAGTAGTGTTGATCTTTCGTCCGGGTATGCGCTAGAAGCATACAACTGTGTGATTGATAAGTTTGGTAGGATTGGAGCCAGACGAGGATGGACTAAAGTAAACAGTGCTTTAAATACTGACTTAGCTTCTAACAAAGTAGAGTTCTTGTACAACCTTCCTAACCCTGATGTTACATTTGCAGGTGGTGACAATAAATTATTCACACGAGCAGGTGGTTCTGCTACCTTAGTTACTGCTGTTGACGGTACAGTAGCTGACGCAGCAGGTACAGGTACAACTTCTTACAGCATTACAGCTAACGAATGGATGGGTGCTAGTATTGTATTTGGTGAAGGACCGACTGCTAGTCCTCATGCTTACTTTGCACAAGCGGGGCATTTACCTTTAGTCTATCATCAGCTTGGAAACGAACACGCACACACAGGTGCTTATGGTTTTAACATACTTACAGCTACTGGTGTAGGAACAAAACCTAGTAACTATGCTTCTGCTAGTGACTTTAAACCTAACGTGGTTGTAGGCGCTTACGGTAGGAC